CTATTTTTCATGAACCGAGAACCGGGGCTAGGGCTACTAAATTAAACATGAAACCAGATTTAAAAGGTATTTTTGATGGTAATGATCTTGTTCATTACAGGCCTCAACCAGGAACATTACTTATTTTTCCTGGTTATTTAGAACATGAATACGCAGTCGATCATGGTAAAGAACCTTTCAGATTTATTCACTGGAACATAACTGCTATCCCTAAAGAGATGGCTAAAGATGTTTAAGAAAGATAAATATTGTATTATTCGTCAAGCTATCTCAAAAGTTTTAGCTGCTTTTGTAGCTAATTACTTTTCAATAAAAAAACAGGTTTATGATACCTGTCGACAAACAAGATTTATTTCTCCTTATGAAGTTTTATTAGGTGAGTATGAAGCAGCTGACGGTCAGATCCCCCATACCTATTCTCATTATTCAGATATTGCTATGGAAACTTTAATGTTGAAGTGTCAGCCTGTTATGGAAAAGATTACCGGATTGAAATTGACTCCTGCTTATACTTTTGCTCGGATTTATAAAAATGGGGATGTTTTAAAAAGACATAAAGATAGATTTAGTTGTGAGATATCTACGACAATGAATCTCGCAGGAGACCCCTGGGCAATCTATCTTGAACCTTCTGGTAAAGAAGGACTAAAAGGAATTAAGGTTGACCTTAAACCAGGAGATATGCTGGTCTACAGGGGCTGTGAACTAGAGCATTGGAGAAATAAATTTAAAGGTAAAGAATGTATTCAAGCATTTTTACATTATAATAATCGCAAGACACCGGGAGCTAAAGATAATATATTTGACAAGCGCCCACATTTAGGTCTTCCTTCTTGGTTTAAACGATGATAGTATCCCTATAATGGAGGCAGTACTCCACCATACCTACTGCCTCCTTTATAAGGATTTTATATGTTACAAAAGATAGGTTTTTTACCAGGATTCAATAAACAAATTACCCCTACCGGTGCTGAAGCACAATGGACAGGCGGTGAGAATGTTAGATTTAGATATGGTACACCTGAAAAAGTAGGAGGTTGGTCTCAGTTAGGAGATAAGGCTTTAACTGGATCAGCTCGAGCTCTTCATCAAATGGTTAACAAAGAAGGTATTAAATATGCCATCATTGGAACCAATAGAATTTTATATGCGTATTCTGGGGGAGTTTATTATGACATTCACCCTTTAGTCAATCCATCAGGAACCGCGATCACTAGTGCTTTCAGTACTACTTATAACTCAAAAACCGTTACTTTAACTTTTTCTTCTGCTCATAATTTTCAAGTAGGTGATATTATTTTATTTGGAGCTGCTTCTACGTTTAGTGCAATCACTAACTCTGCCTTTGGAGCTTCAGATTTTGCAGATAAAAAATATATGGTAACAGCAGTTCCTACGACCGTTACTTTAGAAATCACAATGGCGGCCGTTGAAAGTAATACTACAGGAGCCACGACTTCCGGAGGCATAACTTATTACAGATATTATCACGTAGGTCCAGCTGAACAGGTTGGAGTTTATGGATGGGGTATATCCCAGTTTGGTGGTAGCGTAACCAATCCTCAAACAAACACTTTAGATGGAGCTTTAGGAGACAATGTTTATGGAACTGGAGGATCAGGAACAAGTATTACTTTAGATTCAGTTACAGGATTTCCAACAACAGGTACAAATTATATTTTAGTAGGCACAGAAGAAATTTCTTATACGGGAGTTTCAGGAAGTGATCTCACAGGAATTACAAGAAATGCTAGAGGAACAACAAGAGCTGCTCACTCTGATGGAGCAACCGTTACTAATTATAGTGACTATGCTGCATGGGGTCAAGTGGCTTCTACAACTGATAAAGTTGCAGAACCTGGTTTATGGTCCTTGGATAATTTAGGAGCTACCCTTATCGCTTTAATTTGTAATGGTGCAGTATTTGAATGGGATTCAGACTTAGCTAATGCCGTAGACACAAGAGCAACTATTGTTAGTGGTGCACCAACCGCGTCTAGAGATATGTTAGTCTCTACTCCCGATCGTCACTTAGTTTTATGTGGAACAGAAACAACAATCGGAGACACGTCTTCTCAAGACGATATGTTTATAAGATTTTCTTCTCAAGAGGATATAACTGACTGGGCACCTACTGCAATCAATAGTGCTGGCACACAAAGACTGGCTGCCGGCTCACGGATCATGGGAGCCACACTTGGTAGAAATGCAATTTACGTATGGACGGATACCTCATTATTCACTATGCGTTTTGTAGGAACACCTTTTACTTTCGCCTATGAACAAGTGGGAACCAACTGTGGACTGATTGGTATGAACGCCGCTGTCGAAGTGGATGGTGCAGCGTACTGGATGTCTGATAATGGTTTCTTTAGATTTACTGGTAAACTAGAATCGATGGATTGTTTAGTGGAAGACTATGTTTATGATGATTTGAACACAACTTCAAATCAATTTATCTATTGTGGAATTAATAACTTATTTGGAGAGGTAATGTGGTTTTATCCAACCTCTGGTTCTAACGTAATAAATAGATGTGTTGTGTATAGTTATTTAGATTCAACTCCACAGCGACCTATTTGGTTTACGAATGCTAGTTCAGTCTTTCCAAGAACTGCTTGGGTGGACTCAGCTGTTTTTGGTTTACCTCATGCTACATCATATGATGCAGGTACAGATACCTGTGATACTGTAGGAAATACAGATGGAATTTCAACTTACTATGAACATGAAAAAGGAGTTAATCAAATTAAGGGAGGAACTACTACTGCCATTGCAGCTAATATTCTTTCAGGAGATTTTGATATTACTCAAGATCAAAAACAAGGTATTACCTTTAGGGGAGATGGAGAATTTATAATGAGAGTGAGCAGATTTTTACCTGACTTTATAACTCAAGCTGGAAATACAATAGTTGAATTAGACTTACGAAATTTTCCTAATCAAACGGCAGCGAGTTCTACACTCGGACCTTTTACTATTACTTCCAGTACTAACTATCAATCGTGCAGGGCACGAGGTCGATCGGTTGCAGTAAAAATATCTAATACAGCAATAGATTCTAATTGGAAACTAGGAACTTTTAGGTTAGATGTACATGCAGGAGGAAGAAGATAATGGCCAAGATAGTACAATCATTAACCCGGGCAAGCGATGAGTATAACGCAGACGTAGCTCACTCTTTAGTAAGAGATTTAGATGCGGTGCTGGAAAAATTAAACTCTACCTTTCAAGAAGAATTAAAACAGGAGATAGAAGCGAGAAGCTTCTTTTTAGATTAATGGCAGTAGTAAACCAATACGACTTTGTAGGAATAGATAATGATACTACCAATACGGAACTTAATCCTTTTGGTGCAGGCAATCCTTTAGTAAGTGAAACCTATGTTATTAAATCTATCTTAGTAACATCAGCTGGTACTCCCAGTGTAACCGTTACTAATAATGCTATTACAACTATTAAATCAGCAGCTTTAACAGCTAATCTTACTAAAGAATTATTAACCCAACCGTTAATAGTAGTAGGGGGTAAAACCCTTACAATTAAAGCAGGTAGCGCAGACTCATTTGATTTTGGAGTCAGCTATCTAAACATTAAAAAAGAGGTAACAACATAATGGACGAAACAGTAGTATTAAAGCCAAAAGAAATAATAACGACTATTTCTAACAAGAAAACAGGGGAGAAATATAAGGATGAAGAGGCTTTAAAAGCAGCGAATATTCCACCGGAAGATGTACAAAGAGATGTCAGAGTAATCATGCCAGCTCTTGATTTGTTTTCAAAAACAAAGTAGTATAAAATCACCAGGAGAAATACCTGCTCTTTAATCTTAAACACACGGATAATTATGGCTATAACAGATATTAACATTTCAGAACAATTACAAACAGACGCTCCTTCTATTAAATATACAGGGAACGAAGGTCCTCAAGCTTCTCCACAGCACCAACAAGAACAGATGATTGCTAGACAGATATGGGAAGCTCTAGGTCCTGAAC